GAGGTATAGAATCTATCAGGTGTTGACATGTCTTGGAACCTACCTGTTATAATCACATCCAACCTACCCGATATGTTAAAGGCAAGGCGTGGTCGGGCAAAGACCGGTCTGGTCGGGAGAGGTGGGCTGAGGCACGGCAAGGTTTTGCAGGGGCTGACAACAGCCAGAAGGATCAATCCTTCTGAGTGTTGTGCGAGCCTTGGACCGGCAAGGTCGGGAGTGGAGAGCATGGGTGAGGTCAGGCACGGCAAGCACTGGCAAGGGCTGTTTACAGCGGGGAGGCGACTCAACGAGCCGCTTCTTCGGTGGCAACACCATTTGGCGGGCTACGGTTAGCAAAGCTATGGCTTGGAAGCGCACCGATTGGCCGGGATCGCTAGGGATCGGCAAGGGCTGTTAACAGCGGGGTGAATGTTCAATGAGCTTTCACTTCGGTGGCAACACCAATTGGCGTGGCTGTACTCGGCGAGAGCGCGGTCAGGCTCGGCCGGCAAAGCTGTGGCATGGGCTGCAATGCAGCGGGATGGGTCTTTATCGAGGATTCATTCCGATGCAAAGGTGCATCAATCAACTACAGGAAAACCATGAAGACTGTTTCAATTCAAATCACCGGCAAATCGCCGCTGCTCATGCACTCGGACCGATTTGCCAACCCGCTGGACCCGTTGACCAAGGCCCACAAAGAGCTGACAGGCAAGCGCAAGAAGACCGACGACGACCACATTGCCATCGCCCGCAGCGAGTTCATCGGCGGCTGCTACTGGCGCAAAGATGTTGGCTTCTACATTCCGGCACAAAACCTCGACGCCTGTTTGATCGCCGCGGCCAAGCTCCAAAAGCTGGGAGTCAAGTTCAAGCAAGGCGTGCAGGTGCTGGAAGACGAGCTTCAGTTTGAAGGCTACGAACGCAAAACCCCCGAGCAACTCTGGAGCGACGCCGATCATGTGGACTGCCGCGGCGTCAAGGTCGGCACCTCAAAGATCATGCGCTACCGCCCCATCCTCCGCAAATGGAGTGTCAAAGCAACCATCGTCGTCAACGAGGACGTGGTGAACATCAGCGAAGTCAAGAAGGCCGCACAAGACGCCGGCGCACTGATCGGGCTTGGCGACTACCGCCCGCGCTTTGGTCGCTTTAACGTGGACTTCATATGACAGAACCGACCCTGTTCCCGGCCTGGAAACAGGCCGTCAGGGTGCTGCTCGATGAGGGACTAACCTATGGCAGCACCGTTACACGGAAACGCCTTGCAGACCTCTGTCAGGTCAGACAGCCAGAGAGCATCGAGGATGTGCGGCGCTACGACTTGGAGCTACTCACTTGCATCACGGAGATCAAGGACGTTTTGCTTACCGCTCACTGCATGTTGCTGGTCACCGACAACAAGGGCGCATACGTCGTTATCGCGCCAGAGTCGCAGACCCAGTATGCGGTGGACAACGGCATCAAAGCCATCGGCCGCGAGATGAAGAAGATGTCAATGGCCGTCAGCTTTACAAAGACGGACCTTCTGTCTGACGCAGACCGGGCCAAGAACGCAGACGCCCAGGCAAAGATCGCCATGCTTGCTGGGATGGTCAAGACCAAGGGCGCCGATTTATTGAAACTATCAGAACGGAAACCTGAATGAAGCTCACCAACAACTTCAACCTGCCCGACACATTCGTCAACGTCATCAGGCGTCCGCAGTACGATAAAGGAGATAGCCAGATCTCTGCCACAGAGATCCTCAACTCTCCCCGTATCGTGCAGCTCAAGCGCAAACACTGGGATGATTTGAGTGAAGACGCAAGCGATATGGTCTGGAGCCTGTTCGGCTCTGCGGTTCACAACATCTTGCAGCACGGCAAAGACGACCACCATGTTGTCGAGCAGCGCATCTTCACCGAGTTCCACGGATGGAAGATCTCGGGCGCGATCGACCTGCAGGAAGTCTACGAAGACGGCATCGTCATCAGCGACTACAAAGTTACCGGCGCTTGGGCCGCGCAAAACGGCAAGCAGGACTGGATCACGCAGCTGAACCTGTATGCGTGGCTGGTCGAGAGGGTCAAACAGCAAAAGGTCAAGGCCCTCAAGATCGTGACCATCATCAGGGACTGGTCCCGCCGGGACGCACAGTCCAAGCCAGACTACCCGCAGTCACCAGTCTGGGTCATCGACATCCCACTGTGGAACTACGAAGACCGCGAGGCCTTCATCCGCCGCAGGCTGGACATGCACAACGACGCGTTCTTTGCCGCTCACGCAGAAGGCGAGATGCCCCTGTGCTCTTCAGACGACATGTGGGAAAAGCCCACCATGTATGCCATCAAGAAAGAGGGCAACGTCCGGGCCAAGAGTGTTTACGAAAAAAGAGAAGACGCCGAAGAGGCACTCAAACAAATCGAATACGCCGCAAAGAAGGGCGAGAAATTCTTCCTAGAAGTCCGGGAAGGAAGCAGGACCCGGTGCGAAGGCTTTTGTCAGGTCGCGCCGTTCTGCAGTCAGTACAAGGACTATCAATCAACTAAGTCAAAGGATTAATTCATGGCATCACAACGCATTTATCTCGTAAGCGGACCGACCGGGATTCGACTCGTGAAAGCGTCTGTCGCATCTCAGGCCATCTCTCATGTGGCCAAGTCAGAGTTCAGCGCAAAGGTCGCTTCGCAAGACGATCTTGTTGAGGCCCTTGGAGACAGCATCAAGGTGGAAAACTATTCAAACGATCAGGAGCAGGCATGAGCAACTTTTTGTCTATTGCCTTTTTTGCTTGGATCTTTGGCGCGTGGCTTACGCACGTCATCACTTGCATCGCAACATCGAAGTGGCTATTCCTGCTGGCGGGCGCCATTTTCTTCCCAGTTGGTTGTGTTCACGGAACCGGCATTTGGTTCGGTTTGTTTTGAGGGGTTATCATGAAAGTCTACGCACTTAATTTCATGGCGCCAGATATTGAGTATCTGATCTCTTCCATCGAGTTACGCGCCGCATCCATCGTCGAGGGCATCAGGATGCAGATCGAAAGCCAAGACGCCCGGCCAGAAGATCCTCATATGGAGGACCCCTTCAAGGATGTGCAGCCCGCAGTCAAACCGCAGGAGGTTCAATGGGGATACAAGAAAGACGGCACGCCAAAGCGCCGACCCGGAAGAAGGGCACTCTCATGAAAATCAAAGAGTTCTTCTTCGATTTTGAGGCTGCGCCCATCAGCGACAACATCCTTCACGGCCCGATCACCACAGACCTGATGGAGTACATCCAACAGCGCAACGAAGCAAAACGCAAGCAGTCCATCGAGCTCCTCGGTGAGAAGTGGCTGCTCCATCCAAGCAACATCAAGCGCAGGGAGGCGCAATGACAGAGAACTACTACATCAAGCTGGCGTCAGTTGACATCAGCAAAGAGATGGAGAAAAAGCAAAACCTCTCGTACCTTTCATGGGCTTACGCAGTTGACAAACTGATGCGCCAAGACCCGATGGCCAACTGGGAGTTCCATGCGCCCGAGATGTACGGCGAGACCATGATGATCTCTTGCACGGTCACGGCCTTTGGCAAGCCCATCAAGATGCACCTGCCGGTCATGGATCACAGGAATCAGGCGGTCAAGAATCCAGACGCCTTCGTGGTCAACAAGAACATGATGCGCTGTCTGGTCAAGGCCATCGCCTGCCACGGTCTGGGCATCAATGTCTACGCCGGCGAGGACCTGCCTCTCGACGAGGACGGCCACGTCAGCAAGCCCGCGCCAAAGGCAAAGGCGCCGCCAGCGCCCACACCAGCACCGCCGCCCAATAAGATCGAGGGCAAGGAAGGACCTTGGCAGCTCAAGGCCCAGATTAAACCGGCAGAGGGCAACTTCGTGGAGTGGGCAGAGATCGTCATCGAGTCCACCAACATCATGTTGGGTATGGCGCAGAGTGAGGCTGATGTTATGGCCATCTTCCGCACCAACACCAACATCTACAACCGCATGAAAGAAGAGCCCGGCAGCAGCGCCTACCAAGCCCTGCTGGAAAACTTCAAAAACGCCAAATCTCGATTCACAAACAAGGAAGAAGAATGAACGTCATCACCATTGCTGGCACGGTCGGCAAAGACGCCGAGATGAAATACCTCAACGACGGCACGGCCATTGCCGCGTTCTCTGTAGCAGATAGCCAAGGCAAGGACAAAACTGTTTGGTGGAACTGCTCGATGTTCGGCAAGCGGGCCGAATCGCTTGGCCAGTACATCCTCAAAGGAACGAGGGTCACGGTCTCCGGTCAGGTCACAGAGGATTCTTGGACCGACAAGAACGGCCTTGAGCGCAAGTCCATGAAGGTCCGCGTCAACGACATCGCCCTGCAGAGCAAATCAGAACCACGGCAAGAGGCGGCTCCAAAGCAAGAGCCGGTGATTGACGAGGGCGAAATACCGTTCTGATCATGAAGACGCTGCAGTTTGAAGCCGTGAAGGTGGCCCTCAAGCAGGACAAGACGGGCTACATTCTTACCCTGAACATGCACCCAGAGGAGGTTCCCGAGGAACTGCTTCGTGACTTCGTGGGTGCCCGCTATCAGGTGGTCATGGTGAGACTCAACGACGAAAACAGGCCAATGAACAGGGATCAGGAGTACGGCCGCGATCCCGTTCGGACGGCCGGCATTCTGTGCCGCGACAAGATGTTTGCAGAATACCTTTTCCAGACTGGCGCCATCTTTGAGATGGACGAGCAGTCTGTCATAGGTTGGCTCAAGTCAGAGCTGGACATCCAGTCTCGCGCAGAGCTGAAAGAAAACCGCGAGGCCGCACGTCGCCTCTACGCAATACAAGAGGATTTCAATCTATGGAAAACAAGCGTCTGATCCCCTACTCGGTGCATCTGCCAGAGGAGATCTATAAAAAACTCAAGGCCGCGGCTGGTGAGCGAAAAGCATCAGCCCTCGTTCGTGACGCCATCACAATCATTGTAAATGGCGACGACGAATTCAACGGCGGCTACAACAAGGCAGTCTCTGATGTCATCAACATGATCAAGGACAACAGCATTTGCTCACGCATCAGCGTGGACGGCAACACCATCGCAGAGCATCTTGGAGAGCAGCTGCAAGAGATGATCGTCCCTCAGAACACGAAGGGGAAAAAGAATGGCAAAGCGAAAGGCTGACGGGATCGAGATCCTTGTTGCCAGACAAGATCCAATCTCCATTCAAGAGATCACCATGCTCGACTGGTACGCCGCTTTTGCCATGCTCGGCATCAAGGAAGATAGCCCAAAAGATGCGGCCCGTCAGGCCTTTGAAAAGGCCGAGGCAATGCTGACAGAAAGAGCGCAAAGGATTCAATGATGGAACTTCACGACTGGTCAACATACATGCTTCGGTCCAAGCACCACCTCAAGGAGATGGAAAACAAACTGCTGCATAAAAACTACACAGAGATTGCTGCGCACGCCCATGCAATCAAGGATTCGGTCGATAAGGCAATGGCATGGGCTGCAGCCCGCAGGGGCGGGGCTGACATCGTGGAAATCCTTGAGGACAATTTGCCATCTGTTGCGGATGCGCAACGGTACGTCCTGCTTGCGGCCATCCAAGAAATCAAACAGCTGCGCGATGAAAAGAGTTTTTTCCAGCAGGCGGGCAAGTGAACAACCAGATCTCCCTCAAGGAACACGAATACCTGCAGCGACTCAAGACACTGCCATGCTCAGTTTGCGATGAGCCGGGGCCGTCTGACGCCCACCACATCAAACAGGGCTTGCAGTACACCTGCGTAGCCCTGTGCAAATCCTGCCATCAGGGGAGCATTCTCGGCTGGCACGGACAGAAAAGAGCGTGGGCCATCCGCAAAATGGATGAGCTCGACGCACTTAATACCACGATCTCTAGGCTTATCGCACTCATTGAAGAAGAGAAGTGAATACTTTTAGGAGGCCGCAACCAAAACGCTTTGATTGCGCTAGCCCTCAATCTCGGCCATGCGATTATTAAGAACCTTCATTCTGTTAGCAATAAGGTTCTCAACAGATTGAATTGCCTGCCGGTCGGCGCCCTTCTCCAAAAGGTCGCGCCTGCGCTGGCGCAGTTTCTGTACATCCTTCTCGACCTTGTTGGCAAACTGCACCAAGCGTGCCTCTGGGTTGTCCCTGATGTACTCCATCACGTTCTCGCGTGCTTCACGTCGGCCCTTGATCTCGTTCTCGTGTTTGTTGAGCTTTACGAGGTTGCTGTAGAACCGGGCTGACTCTGCGGCGTTACCCTTCGTATCGCCCACAAAACGGCCTACAAGAGGAATTTTGTACGTGGGCAGGTCTTCCCCAGTCACCATGCTCTTTGCGGTCGTCTGGGCCTTAATAAACTCCCTGCCGAGACCGCCGAAGGCTTGGCCAATCAGGTAGTCGAGCTGATCAGGTGTCGGGCTCAGTACGCCCGGCTGGAACTTGGTGCCGCCGCTGGCAAGGTTCAGGTAGTAAGCAATCTGCTCAGAGAACCAGCTTGCCGTGTCCTTGGCGCGGGTGTAGCCCGGCGTCGGGTCAAGATTGCTGAAGTCCTTGCGGGCGATCGGCTTGCCCGTCCAATCTCTGTTTTCGGTCAGTGCCACCAACGGGTCGGCAAACGTGGGAGCAATCGACTGCACAGACCACCCGGCGTTGCCAACCGGGTTGAACGCCTCAAGGAACATGCCGGTCAGAGACTCGGCACGCTTGGCCGTATCTTTGAACCCGGACAGCGCCCACTCAGTGAGGATGCGGCTCACACCCGGAATGACGTGGTAGCCAAGCGGCATTGGGAAGGTCAGATACTTGCCATCGCCGATTGGCAGGATCAGGTTGCGCTCACGCACAAACTCTGGCGGCTCTTCTTCATCAAAGCCGGCCATAGCCAACAGCGCGGCCTGCATCGTGCCAAGCAACAAGCCGCCGCCGATAATCTTTTTGCCCATCGGGCCACGAAGCGTCTGGACCAGTCTGGTTGTGCCCTGCACAGCAGCGTTGAAGAACGCATACAGGGCGCCGGCCTGAACAGCAATCTGCCCCTTGCGGTTGAAGTTAACCGTCAGGTTCTTGGCCAGAGAAGCGGCCTCATCATTGCTCATCCCATTTTCTTTTGCTGCTTTGTAGGCAGACAGGCGGATGGCGTTTTCCATAGTGTCGTTGTAGTCAGACAGCCAGTCGAGCACAGCGCGGCCAGCGGCCTTTGCCTTGCCCTCGGTGATCTGCTTCATCTCGCGCTCAAGCGCCTCGGCACGCTCCTGCGAACGGCTGAACTGATCGCGGAAACCGGTCTGCCCGCCCTCACGTTGGAACTCGTTCCACAGTTTCGACCACTCGCCCTGAGCCTTCTCGCCGCGGCGATCCGCACGCAGGTCGGCATAGATACCCTTGAGTGCTGGCAACACACCGCCCATGATCTGCTTTTGAGATCCGGCAAGCGGGGTGTCGGACAGTTGTAGCGCAGCGCCCTGCACGTCACGAAGGAAGTTGTATGCGCCGAAGATCGGGTTGTACTGGGTGTTGACCGCCGCCATCCAGCGAGTAATGGTTGCAATCAAACTCATGCCGCGACCAAGCTGATCGGCATCTAAGTTTTTGAGCGCCGACGCCATGTTCTTTGCCCGATCGTTTTGCGGGTTGAAGAACACATAACGATCTCGGCCGTTGTAACGCATCGAAAGAACATTGTCATTGTTGCGCAGCATGGCATTGACGCGGCTGACAACCTCATTGGTGTTCTTGTCAATGCTCTTTTGCTGAGGCTCCTTCATCAAGAACTTAGCGTCCTCTTTGCTCAGGCCCATAGCCTCTAGCTCTTCGATGGCTGCTGGCGAGACCTCTGCCATCGGGTCAATTGCAAGCCAGAAGTCTGGGTTGGGGTTTTGCACGGCCAAGCCAAATAGCGCCTGAGACACCCGGTTTTTGTTGGCACGCACAATTGCCCGCTCACGCTGCATGGCCACGTTGGCAAGGATGTCCACCACCTTGCGCTTGGAGCCCATCGCACGACGACTGAATGAGCCGCGCACATCAAAACCCTGACCAACGCCGGTGCTTGTCGTGGTGTACTGGAAGTCGATGTCTTCACGTTGCAGAGGCACGTAATATGGAAATGCCGCTTCCCACGCCTGTATTGTTTCTTTGCGCTCAAGACCTCCATCAAGAAGGACCTGTCTCGTTCCTTTTGTGATCGAGTCCAACTGCTTGGCCAGCGCCTCAAATTCCTTCTTGCGCTTTTCAGGCAAGCCGTCCATGTAGTCTTGCGCAGCCTGATCAGTAATCCCGGAGCCGCCGTCCTGCATGTCAGGATCGTTGGGGTTCACCTTGGCAACCTGCTCGTTGTAGGCGGGCGCATGACGGTTATGCAGGTACTTCTCAAACTCAGGAATGGTGATGCCCATGCGCTGCATGTTGTTCATCAGCGGGCGCAGCTCACCTTGCAGGAAGTCCTTGGTCTCCTTTGCAGTGCGACCGTGGTACAGCTCTTCCTGCAGGTATGGGTTCCACTTGTTTGCAATCTTGCCAGCCTTGGCGGTAATGGCTTCAATCACACGCTTGGTGTCCACCATCTTGTCTTGCAGCAGACGAATGATGTCGTCCTTGGAGGTCTCGCCGTACAACTTGGTGTCGTCGGGCTCATTCCATGAGGACTGCACCTCTTCGTTGTAAATGTTTTTGCGCGGACGCTTGGTGGGCGGCTGTTCGCCTTCTTGCTGGAAGCGGATGTCTCCTTTACCAAACTGAGCCATCAGCTCCGACTCATAGCCGGAAGAAATTGGAACCATGTCCGAAACGTCAATATCCAGTCCAGTTCCGGTATCAAAAGATTGGCCGGCCACCTGCACACTGCCATCAATTGGCTGATACTTATCTGGTGAAGCAAACCCACCTTCTTGCATAACAAGAACAACAGGTACCCTTAGCACACCCTCTGAGCTAAGCGCCGACATACGATGCCGCCCTTCGTGCCCAACAATTTGCCACTCTTCGTTTGGTTTACCTTTGTTTATTTGATTGATGAACAAGAATGGCGTCTGACTCTCAGACCTAATTTTCTGAATATCTAGCTTTCCAGACTCTTTGCGAATTTGTGTTTTTCGTTCGGCGGTTGGTGTTGTGCCATTAACAAATTCGTCAGGATCAACAAATGCGGCGTAGGCTTTTGTTCGACCATCTGAATATCCAAACTGACGAATGAGGGCATTGATGCGGTCGTTCGACCATCCGGCTATTGTTTTATTCAATTCTTGCTGGAACAGTCTATCCTGAACCATCGGGCCGGCTGGCTTTGCAACACCAAGCCGGGCGCCTTTTTTACTCAGCATGGCGTCAATTGCGTCAACATCCACATCAAGCAGGGACTCTGTTGATCGCACCAGCCTTTCGAGGGCCGACTCATACGGCTTGCCCAGACCCAACGCCGTGCGGATTAACTCAACCAACTGAGTGAAAACAGACTTCTCGCCCACCTTGATGTCATCAAAGTAGGTCTGCACATCCTTGTCTGTAATGCCCCATGCCAGCATCTCGTCAGGGTCGGACAAGACGTTGTTCAGGCGCTTGTAGTACCTCTGCATGACGGGCGGCAGAGTGCCAGCCTTGGCATCGGCATTGAACCTGTCAGCAATCATGTTGAACAACTCGATCAGCTGCCTCTTGAGCGGATCTGTGTTGGGCATGAACTTGAACTGCCCGCGTGTAGCAACGTGCAGCAACTCGTGCAACACGGTGATGTAGTTCATCCCCGGAGGAAAGCCACTCTGGTTGTTGAGTGCGGCAGCGCCGTTAAGAGTGACCTCGATTGTCC